TAATATAGTTTGTGCTCAGGATTCCAGATCCATCAATGCTGGTTTCAACATTGAAATAAAATACCGGTGTAGTTAATTGCTTTCCATCTTTTGTTCTGTGTATTTCGCATGCAACAGAACCGGGTGCTGCTAGAGTATTAGATTTCAGAACACATTCAAGTTTTCCGTTCGGACCGTCAAGTATAGTCACTCCCGTTGTAGAATCCTGATATACTATAGTTTTATCAGGCTTTAAAAACCTAAATTCAATTGTTTCTCCCGTTATAGCCACGGCCAATCCACCATCAACGATCTGCAGCTCTAAAACCGAACTATCAATATCGCCTTGCTTGAATCTTATGTCTGTTATTGTTCTTGACTTTATGTCGTATATTATTTTATAACGATTCTCCATTCTGCGCCTCCTTTATGTGGTTGCTATTGGGTATTGTGGGACAAACGCCGCTTTCATTTCCAGCGTTTTTGTTGTTGTATTTATTTGGAAAGCGTTTGGATCCGCCAAGACAGAATCGCATCTATCCGCAAAATCATCTCTATTAAAGACAATCAGGTCGAATATTTGTTCGTAGTCTGCTTGCAAATTTTTATAGAAGCTCATATCTTGTATTCCCGTGCAGCAGTTTGTTATTATTCCCGTCGACTTACTAAAGAACACGGTCATGTATAAATCGCTGGCCATTGCCATTTTTGGTTCCTCCTTTTATGCTATTGCCACCCATGTGACGACAAGGTCCGAAAAATAAAATTGTGCGGTGCTTGTCCCGTTGATCTGATCGCCTATTAGCTCTCTACAGTCATACCATCGAGTATATCCTTTAATTGTAGCCTTCCCGTTTGGTATATCGTAAGCGGTAACATAGCATTCAAAAGCCACCATGCTTTCTCCCATATAAGGGCTAGAATTCATGCTGTTCGCAATAGACACCTTGACCTTAAAGTTTTTTCCCTTGAAGGAAGGATCCAAAGTTATATCAAATGTGGCAATACCGTTTGTGCTTGGTATTGTTACGCTCCCTGCCTCACTCAAATAGTGGTAATCCTGATTGGTTGAAGCAACATGTTTAAAAAAGCCACTCGCATCCATTTTGGAATAGCTGCCGTCCGTGTGGGTTATCTTTAAGAATCCTTCGTCCAGATTGAACTCTGCATTGTTGCCTAGAAGTCGCCCGGCCACTATTAGATCAGCAATAAAGCCCTGTCCCGTTCCAAAAGTAGTCCAGCTCCAATCTTCTGCGCCGTAAACGCTTGCTATCTCAAACCCCTGTGTTCCGAGCGCCATCGCGCCATAAGTTGCACTTAGCGGATCCTTGTCTTCAAAGAATATGCACTTTGTTGTCTGTGGAGTTGTATTATCGGCCATAGCGTGCATTTTAGCTTTTGTTGCGTCTATTATGCCCTTTATCTCCGCGCCGTTTACTGAACCATCAGGGTTTGTGATATTAGTCAGCGTGCTGCTCATGTTCCCCAGAGTTACCGCAGCGTTGCCTTTAAAATCTCCGAGTTCAACCTTTTCAAGCCTGCCTGTTAAAAGGTTTTTAGTTGTCTTTATAACTTTTGCCTTGATATTGATATTAAGTTTGCTGTGCTTGACCGTTACTGTATCGCCCAGCAGAACCGTTTCCAATATCGCATAGTTTTTATATTCTTCTGTTTTGCTGAGTTCTAAAAAGTCGATTGTATAATTTGCTTTCGGTATATCGCATTTGCTGTCAGTGATATATTTCTGAGCTGCAGCCAGCAAGTCTGTTACATTTGTAGCATCGCCGAAGTCAACTGTCTTAACTACGGGGTGAGGGTAGTTGTTAATATATGGACTATCGACATATTTTGCTGTTAACAGCAAGCCATCCTTGCCTACAGGCATCAATCTAGTGCATAGCCCGTCCATGTCGAGCGTTTCTTCTATGCCCTGTATGTTTTTGCCATAGGCTACTAAAACGCCCCTATCGAGGCCTCTCGCTTCAAGGAGCTGTATTGCAAAGTTGTTACGGTATAATTCACCGCCCCAGTTTGCTATTATGCCGTCTTTGTCCATGATCGCTTCCACTACATTCTTCCGCACAAAATACTTTGTATTGCTCTGCGTAACATCCGAATAAGCCGTGAAAGGGTGAGAATACTGTGTTCTAGTCAGTATCCAATTCAGGGCATTGTTTCCGTTCAAACTGGTTGGCCGGACATCCTCCAGGAAGTTGTCCAATAAGTCGTAGAATATATGCCGTGCGTTTACTGTGATGCTGCTTATATTCTTTTTCTTTCGGTATATTCGAAAGAGTTGTCCGTCAGCCTTAATGATGTTTCCCTCTAATAAGTTTTGCCATTTGCCCCTATCATCAAGAGGGTATTCTATGGTTAGTTCGTATAATCCGTTGAGTTCCTCTACAATCAAAGCGGACTTGCAATCGCTGAGGACAACAAGCCCGTTATGTGTAAAATCCGTGGTCGCTCTGTCATATAAATTAATCATTATAGCCACCTAAAGTTTGGAGTTATTTCTATTTTTGTTACCGTCCCTGTCCAACTTATGATGTTTTCACCAGGCAATAACTCAGGAAACTCTCCGGCCATGTAATTGTTTTTAAGATCTGTATCTTTGTAACAATCCATTAGCTCGCTATCTACAGTCACATAAGCAACCACATTAGTCAGGTTTATGACATTGCCGTTTATAGTCAGGTTGATTGCTCCGGTTCCATAAATCTTTATAACAGGTTTGCTCTTATATGAGCCTGGATTGAATATTGAGCCTGCTGCTGTGAGCGTGATTAGGCTATTATTTACAGCATAAACGTGAGGCTGAGTCTTGAAAATTAAAGGAAACTCTCCGAAAGCTGCCAGCGTTTGCGCAATATCAATCCGGTTTATCAACTTTGCATCGAAATATCTGCCAGGTCGCCAACTGAATATCAATTTGTCGTAACCATCGAGCCAGCTTTTTACAGCATCGATATTGTTATCATCAAGCAATGTGCATATTAACGTAGACGGCAATGGTTTATACGTCCCATAATCAAATGTTAAATCACCATCTCGACCTGGGATTGGTATCTCATCAACATTCTTCTCAGCTTTGGAATCAGAGGGTTTCTCAGTAATTACGATGCCGTAATCTAAATATGAGTTTTGATTCTTCCATATGAAACTATCCAATACTGGCACCCCCTATCCCTGTAGTTTTCTGATTCGTGTAGAACTGCAATTCTTGTGCAAGCTCTTCAATATCTTCTTTTCTGTTATTCACAAATGTGGCAATATTAACAGTTAAGCCGCCAGTGTTTTTATTATTGCTTTGATTCCTGGCCATTTCCATGCTGACATCATGCGGTATGATTCTTGTTCCTTGTGGTAGATCCACAATTTCTCCACCTAATTCATTAATAGCTGTTAGTCCTCCGCGCCAGTTATCTGTTCCGGCTGAGTTGCCTGTTTTAAACGTGCTGGCTGATTGGGTTATAGTTCCATCTTTGTTCTTTGCTGGTGTATTGTTCCATTGTGTCAGCCAGTCGAACGCTGCTTTAATAGCGTTTGCTACCGTGTTAAATAAGTTTATTACATCATTTAATCCCGGTGATATGAAGTCATAAATGCCTTTAACAACTCCTATGAAAACCGCTATTATATCGATTGCGAGTTTTATAGCCGCAACTACAAGAGGAAAAACAACCTGGAATATCTTTTGAATGCCTGGCATTGCCGCTTGTACCTTAGTCCATAAATCCTGAATAATTGGGATCAGGTCCTTTTTAACAACTGCCACAAGATTGTCAAAACTTGGCTTGATATATTCATAAGCTTTCATGACGGCATCTTTTATTGCCGGGAAGTTTTTAAAGAACCAATCAGCCATAGCCTTGTAGGTAGGGATTACAAAATTGACTATATAATCGCCAACAACTTTGAGCACACCTTTAATAACATTAAAAGCATCTGAGACTATTTGTTTGATCAATGGTATATTAGGCTGAATCCATTTCCAGAACGCATCAAAGGCCGGAATGATATTCTTGGTAACAAAGTCGGCCACTAGTTTCAGATTATCGCCAATAACTTTCATAGCATCTGATACGAATTGCTTTATCTGAGGCATATGAGAATTAATCCATGTGAAAAACTGCGTGAGATATGGCATTACTGCCGAACCTATCTGTGTGCCTATGCCTTTCAAGTTGTTCTGCATGATAGTCAACTGACCTGAGAAAGTTGCGCCTGCCGCTGCCGCCGAACCGCCGAACTCCTTGGCTAATTCTGCAAGTATAATCTTTTGTGCGCCCATTGTATCGCCGGACTTAACAAGGGTTTTAATCTGTTCTTTCTGATCATCCGTGAATGCTACTCCTACCCTTTTTAAAGCTGTGATTCCGGTTATCGGATCGTTCAACGCCTTTCCGAGCTGGATGCAACTTGACTTTGTATCTTGTCCCAAAGCCGTGCTCATATCGTTAACGGCACCAAGTGCTTGAGGGAATACGTCTTTACCTATTCCGGTGAATGTGAGCAGAAGGTTCTCGCTCTCAATGTTTGCGCCTTTTGAATAGGTTGTTAATTGTCCTTGTGCTGTTGCAAGTTTAAGCAGCTCGTCTTTGGTCATTCCGGCAGTTCCGCCCGTACTTTTTAGCACTGCATCCATTTGTGCGAGTCTGTCTTCTGCTGCACTGGCATTGGCTATCATATCCTTCAGGCCGAGTCCAACTCCGATGACTGCTCCGACTTTTAAAGCTGCGCTTGCTATGCTACCAAAGCTTAGTCCAAGTCCTTTAGATACGGATGAGCCTTTCTTGTCAACATTGTCGAGCGCTGTTGTTGCTGCTTTATCGTCTATTTTGATGGCTCCGAATAATTCGAAAATCTGCATTAATTACCTCCCTTCCTCTGGTCGAGAGCTTTTATTTTTTCTGCCTGCTTTAATATTTCATCTTTATCAAGTTTCTTGTTGTTGTTTGGTATGAATGATTTCTTTTTATAGTCCGTAAAGGATATAAACGTTTCGGTTGTCATCCTGCTATAGTCAATCAGCCATTGCTGCCATAACCTGTCGAGAATGTTTTCTTTCTTAGCTTTCAAATACAATTCCATGAACTCGTCAAAATCCAGAGTCATTAAATAATTAAAATCATGGTATCTGTGCATCAAAGTATCAAGCAGATCCGTGCTTTCTACTTCAATGCTAACTTGAAAAAACTTTTTATGGTTTCATCCTCGAATATCGCCTGGATAGATTCCATGAATACATTTAAATCTTTCAGTTCCTTCAGTGTTTTCTCGCTTATGTCTGCAACAAATTTATATACCTCATTTTCTGCGTTGCTTATGTTTTCGATAAATATCATTATTATTTCTATTTGCATTTCATTGGTTGCAATTTCTTTTATTTTTTCAAGCTGCACTGCTCTTTCTTCATCGGTCATTTTGCCCGTCGGTGGCTGCACGTCTCCTGCCTTTTTAGCTAATATCTTCAATTCTTCTCGGATGCCCATTTTTTTAATTATCCTTGTGAATGTGAAAAAATCACTGCTTTGTAGTTTCCTCAATCGCTATTCCTCCTTAAAAAGAAAGGAGCCCATAAGGACTCCCTATATTTTATATATTTGCCTGTAGAAAGGTGGTCATGTTTAAATCTTCCTGAGTTGCTGTGCCTGCTACCACTTTGTCATTTGCAAGCTGTATTACATGATTGTATTCTTCTTCGGTCAGGTTCAATTCATAATAAACTATTTTTTTAACATTCATTAATTTTACCCCCTTAATTATTTGTGACTGGTATTGCGGTGAATGATGCTAATGCTACACCGCTAAGGGATTTAACATCGTTAGCATCCAAGACAGGTTTTGTATATGCTACTGTGACAACCTGTCCGCTTGTAGGTGCGGAAGTCAGAGTCAACAATATTGTATTGAGCTGATTTACTCCGCGAGCGGAAGCCGTGACAACATCGGCGGATCCTGCTACTGTAACCGCAAAACCATCTTTTACAACTGTTGCTGCTACTGTGTCGCTGAATGTCAGAAGCACCTTGCTGTTATCAACTACTGGTGTACCCACTAAACCAAACGGAATGCCGTCAAGTGGTTTTGGATAATGGATTTCATAAGGTAGAACTGTCGGAGTGCTAGGATCCACATGAGCAGTAAGCACTAAAGGCAACACATTGTCCTTATCGTCATCTGTTTTCAGTTTCAATCCGCCATCGTTCAATACGTTTTTGAGGATTATGACTACGGGCTTGAGTGATCCGCTTAACTGACCTACCAAAGCTATGTTTGTAATATAGTCTGTGTCCAGAATAGCGGTTCTCCCCGTTATGATGTCATAATCTGAATTTGTAGTAGTTACGTCTGCCATTAATGCCATTCTCAAAATGTCGGAAGTGCATTCAAGCAAGTTGACTTTCAAGCTGACCGCTGCTGAGACAAACCTCTTTAATCCCATTATGTCGTCTGATTTTATCCCATCTATTTTCACGTTTCTTGTTTTAACTACTATATCTAGCTCATTACCACCAGAGGTTGCTGAAATTAAAGCCTCAGTAACAAGGCCATAATCTTTGTATATCGCGCCAGCGTCGATGATCAGATGATCAGGGGTAGCGCTTGAATATCCTACTGTGTTAGTGCTATTCATATAATTATTCCTCCTTATTTATAGTAAACTTTCACCGAATATCGTAACTGGCGCCTTTGTACTCCTATGATAGGGTCAGGCAGTTCCAGCCGGTAAGGTGTATTTCTGTTTATGCTGACTTGCATTTTTGTATCGTTATAATGTAGCCGGTTTAATGCTTTATGAATTAAATCCGTCATATTTTCAATATCCGTTATATTGGTGTCCTTGTTGTTCCAGATATCAATCTCCATGAGGTTGTTGTCGCTGAAACTGTTGTTTATGATGCTGTTTGGGAACTTGACCTCGATGTAGGGATATGTTTTGGTGAGTTCTGTTGGATAGTGATTGGCGTAGCATACGCAAATAGGTTCTATTATTCCGCATATTAATTTATATAGGTCTAACATCCTATGCACCGCCCATCATACTTTTGTATATTTTCTCAGCTACGCTTGTAATCTTTGGAATTGCATTCATAGCACCAGGTTCAAGAAACGGCTGAGCCTTTTGCTTTGAAGTTCCCTTTTCTACATAAATGCCGTATTTAGCCTCCTGCGTAACTCCGATGTAAACGCCCTCATCTTTTGGCATAACATCGGATGCAATGCTCTTTTTAAGGTTGCTGGTCAGTACAGGAGTAACGCTTTGAACTTCACCCACAGCAAGAACTCCGACACCGGCACAAAGTTCGTGCTTTGCCATCTTTAAAGCAAATTTAACCGCTGCGCTATTGCTTTTATACTGCAAGGCCGAACACCTCCATATATCCGTCATCCCAGGGGATAGCCTTAACTTCAAGGCTTATGTTTACATTGTATTTATCGGTGTATTTCAAGATAGCACCTATCTTTATATCACTGTCAAAATGGTCAATGTATATTCTTTTATTAACTTCTATGTCGTACCCGTAATTTTTAAGCAGCAATGCTTTTGAATATGGCTGGATGTCGCAGTCAATGTCTTTTACCTTTGCCAGTGTGCCGGGAATATATATTCCATTTACCTTAGTGCCGGTGCCATGATTCCATACTGCAACGCTGAATCCCTTAAGCATCTTCGTACACCGAGGACATAGTAACATAAGGTGCAGGCAGTAAAGCCTTTACGCTAGCCGGCAGGTCACTTCCGTAAGTTCCACTGCGGGAACCTTGCGAGAACTGAGTAATCCCTTCATTGCCTTTTCTGTTCATGCTTATAATTACATACTCGATGACTGCGTCCGGGTATGTTGTTGCGATGTCAACAGAAACAGCAGGAGCTACTACGGGTTTCATGTTTAAATAATTGCTTATAAGTGTTACGGCTTTTCTGATGTATATGGTTATCAGTGGATCCCTAGTTGTGTCCAAGGTAGCAATGCCCTGTATTGTTTTTATATCGTCTAAAACTGCCATACTTTACCCCCTTTGTCTAAAAAAAGAAGGGTAAGAATGACCTTACCCTTTAATAATTCTAAAGTGATTCCTTAACATTTACGAATAATGAAGGATACTGATTGTCCATGATCCAGAGGTCATGATATTTTCTGTAATCCAGCTTCCAAGCATCTGCGCTCTGGTTTGTGCTAGGATCAAATATTCTCATGTTGTCAGTTTTTGATATTGCTATTGGTGCATTCTGGCCACATATGATCCAGTTTACGTTCTTAGCTGCTGCTACGGAACCTGCTCCACCTGCAAGAAGAGTTTTAGCTGTTGCAACCTGAACTGTTGAAGCTGTGCCAGTTACGCTCTTAGTGATAAGCGCTGCGCCTGCTCCTGAATAAGTCAATGCTGCGGCTGCTGTTGCAGTCATATCAATTGGAACTGCTCCTGTAGTTGTTCCCAAAGTGATTACCAGATTGCCGGAAGCATCTACTACTCCAGTAGCGACTGCTGCATCTGCAACACCCTGAACGATTGTTACGGAATAGCCATTACCAGCTACGCCGAGGCCTGCAGCTTTATAAGTAACGCCGCCTAATACAACGGATGCGTAGTTATTAGCAGCAAATCCACCCTGAGTCTTTCCAGTGGTTGATCCATCCATGAACTCGTAAGCAGTTTTGAGTCTTGCTGAAGGAGCTTCTACTATTGGGATTCCGTCAACTTTAGTTACTTCATAAGTCAGGTCGATTCCTGAAGCCATGCTTCCTACAGTTAACTGTTTTGTGAGCTCAGTTGAGCTTTCGAGTACATTCAGAACTGCTGTGGACATTGTTATAACCAAAGGTTTGTCTGCTCCGATTACGTCCTGGACTGCTGCGATGTCAGCTCTCAATTTTGTGAGTACGTCTGCGACAACTGGAGTATATCCGCCTGATGCTCTGCCTGCTGCTATTGCGAGCGATGCCAATTTGCTGTAGCGGTAAGCGTCGATCTCGGGAATAACCATTGTTCTCTGGAATTCTCCCATTAAGTTTGAAGCGTTTGCTACGAAGTTAGTTTCATTTACGTCCATTGAGTCGAGCATGAAGGTTCTGCCTCTGTCCTGGGACATTGTGAATGTCTCGTAAGCTAAAGTTGCAGCACCTGCCACAAATCCGGCTGATCGGCTATAGTTACCTAGTCCGTCCATAGTCATTTTAGGAACTTTTACAGTGTTTCCGCCGTTGTAAATTAAATTTCCTACATTTGACTCCATCCAGCCACTTGTTGCCTTTGCAACCATTTGTCTATCAAGTTCCTGCTGAAACAGCTGTGCGTATGCTAAGGTATTTGCCATTTATATTACCTACTTTCATTTATAAATTAGTGCTTCTTTACCGAGTAGCCCGAAACTCAAACAAAAAAACACCTTAGAATTTCTAAGATGCTTAGTTGATTTTATAATAGATATGGCGTTTCGTGTCTTACTACTGCGCCGATAACATAGTGGCAACAGTTGTATTCTCCAGCTAGTTTCCTCTGTGAATACTTACCTGTTTGGTATTTTTCCCTTATTGCTGCCACCTGCTCATTGTTTAGTTTCTTTGTCGCTTCACTTAAATGTTTTTTCTGTTCTTCTGTCCGGTGTTTGCCTTTATTGGCTTCACTTATTTTCCTTCTCGCCTCTGGTGAGTTTGATATTCCTTTGTTCCAAGCTGGGAGACCTTTTCCTTGTCCTCTGTTTGCATTGCGTAATTTTTCCCTTGTTTCTAATGAAACTATATGGCCTTTATTGGCTTCACTTACTCTTTTGCAAAATTCTTCGGTGTGCTTTTTACCATAAAAGTAATTTTTTTCACCTTTGTGAGCTTCGCCTATCTTTCTTCTGTGTTCTTCAGAAAAGCGTATGCCAGCATTTGTAACATTACCGCCATGATTTATATTGTAGTAGTCATTGCTTAATACAGCATTGTGATCCTTGATGAAACTTAATTCAAGTTCGTTAAGTTCTTCTTTTGAATATGCAACCACTATTATTTCACTTGTAAAATTTTTTATACCATATTTTTTTATTGCTCTCAAGAGGCGCGTTCCACTGCCTAAATAACTTTTCCAATCTCTGCTATATTTTCTTTGGCCTACATATTTCATGCCATTAATATTATTAGTAGTTATATAAACAAAGCCATACTCTTTAACAATTTCCATCATCCTCACCTCTAATTATATTATATCATATAGTCCAAGGACTTGCAAGGACTAAGCAAACATTATATAATACTATTGAGGTGATAATTATGGCTAATAAAGATTTAAAAACAAGAACTCCTATGTCTAATGCTATTGACACAAAACTACTTGATAGATTAAAGGCACATTCCAAAGAAACAGGGATTCCACTATCGAAATTACTAGATAAAGCAATAGAGTTGTTTCTAAAGTCTACTGAAAAGTAGGCTTTATTTCATCCATTTTCTTACTTCATCTCTGAGCTTATCGGCATCGCTGACATTGCCTTTGTCCGCCGGTGGAGTGTAACTGTTCCCCTTTGCGAACTCTAACTTGATGGCTTCATCGTGTGCGGCCATAGTTGCTATAAGTTTTTCTAGGTTTTTGGTCGTGGTTTCAGCATCCGATCCGACAAAATAATCTATTAAGTCGGTTGGAAGTTTCTTCTCCTGAGCTGTTTTCAGGGCTGAGTTTGTGAGGGTTTCTTTCAATCGTGCCTTTTCAGCATTATTGAATTTGTCCTCTAACTCCTTATACTTTAGGTCCTTTGGATCGGCGTCCGGGTAAAGTTCTTTTACTTTTGCGCTTACTAAATTATCTAAATTATTTGTTTTAAAAGTTTCAATCCCTTTTGACAGGTGCTTATCGCGTTCGGAATCAAACCACGATTTGAGGTTACTATCTTCATTCACTAATGACTTAACCCTGTCTGTTGTGACCGGGTTCAACCCACTAACAAAAGCTTTTACATCTTCGCTATCTTTATTCTGTTCAAAATATGACTGTACTTCTTTTAAATCCATTTATAACTCTCCTTTAGCCCTTCCAACTTCTCAACTGGAAACGCAGCTTAATTTTTATATAATAAAAACACCCTTTCGAGTGCCTTATTTGTTATTCTTCTATTCCTTTATCTTTTGCCCAGGTTGCATAATCAACATAATCGATTAAATCTTTACTTTCATTATCACGCCTTTGAGTTGGCACCCATCCATTATAGGGAATATTTACCAAATCACACCTACAGAAAGGATGAGCAGGGCATTCAGGAGCTCCATCGATAGGAAATACTTTCCCGTCGAGTTCAGCATCCTCGGCACAAGTCAGGCCGTCTAGTGTTGCGGACCACATAACCTGCTCCACACCCGTATTAATGCCTATGTCATATTGTGCCTGGATTTGGATACGAGCGTTTTCGGTGCGAACTAATCGAGAACTCTCATAAGCCGTAACATTAAAAGTATTCTTAATATCACTGGCCAGCTTGTCGATAGTGGTGTTGCCATTCATAGCATCCACAAACCCCGCGTGGAGTTTATCGATCATCGCGGCTTTGTTTGTCCAGATGCGGTCTGAGAATAATTCTTCTTTGAATTTTGCGTTTACTGCAGCATCGATATATTCCTGTTTGAGTAAGTCGAATTTAAGATCTACCTTCAAGCCTTCATCCATGATGAACGCGTTTTTATAATAGGTATCGGCATAAGTTTTGCTCAATATGTCCGTAACCTTTGAAACCTCAGAATCGCCCAGGTCCTTGCCCATGGTTTTAAGTGTGTTCTTGATGCCCGTAGAGGCTTTCTGCGCCTCTGTCATCTTGAGTAGTCCATTTACTGCATAAGCAATAAATAACGCTCCTACGATGACATGGAGCGAGTCCAGAGCCTTTTTTTGCTCTTGATATACTGGTTTCATTTCCTCGGAAGCATAATCCTCATTGTCGAGGGCTATCTGCTCAATTTTCTTACGGTACAAGGGATTTATTTTTTTCTTAGCTGCCATTATTTAGTCACCACCATCGCCGGAGGCATAGTTGGCATTACTTTTGGCATTGTGGGAGGTGTATTCAGTAAATCAGCTCCTATGCTGTTCGCCTTTTGTTCGTTCTTCACTTTTTTTACTTCTTCTTTAGGGTTATCCACAAAACTGAATAGTGACAACCCTGTTTCCGTTGATACTCTTGGCCCTAGTTGTGCTAAGACCTGTGCATTTATCAGATCATCCGATGGGATATTAGGGCTGTACTTGATTTTTATGTCTTTGTAGTCATAATTTGTGCTTTTGAGATTGTTTAAGTACATAAACAGCATACATAATCTAGTCTTGATACAGTTCGACAAAGCTTTCTCGTTAAGTCTGCACTTCTGTTCAAGACTTATAAGTTTTGCTCTGAGCGCAAGGCTTGAGGTATTGCTGGCCACTCGCTCATTTGTATTTATGTGGGCCGTCAGTTTATACATCAAATCTTCTAAAGTAGTTAGGGTATTCTGAATGAATGTATCGTTAATGTTTTTTGTGAGCCACGTTGCTGATCCGTCACCTTTGAATTGTATGATTCCGTTCTTTTTCATCTTAGGGAGATCGGCCTCATCAACCTGCGAATTTTGGAAAGCAAGGTAAGCGTTTCTAAATTCGGTTATCTCCTGGCTAATGTCAGACAAATTTGTTTCGTACGCATCCTGCAGGTTTTTAATATCATGGTAGACAGTATCGAGCCAGCCTTCTTCTGATAACTCAGCGATTCCCACCGGAACGCAGCCGAATGGATGAGATTGTCTAGGTCCTTGTTCTGTGAATGTTTCATCGCAGTGGATTATTTCATTGTCCGTATAAATATCTATATACATTTTTGTGTCAAAGGTTTGGCGGAAGATATGCAGGAAAAACATCACATTGCCGCAGCCGTCTTTATAAGCGAACCCGTGTCTTGGGCTTATTACCCGGCTACAAAACTCAGCGTCCTTGTTGATGTAATAGAGTTCATAAGCATTGCTATATATAAGCATGTTCTTGGCAAGGATGCTTTCATGATCCTCTTTCCAGTGCTCTAAGTTGTATTGAATGATACCAAGTATCTTTTCGTCACTGGAACGGCTTATATATGTTATGTCGTTGCCTACAGAGTAGCTGACTTCCTCTTTGATAAATTTCTTAAGAAAGTTGGTAGTGACTCGGTTGTTTGTGCGGTCATTTACAAAACTATAGTTGCCAGCACCCTCGGAGTCGACAAACGCGTCAATGATTGGATCGTCATATGCTCCAGTCATAGTGTAGCCTTCGCTTCTGCTTGAATCGGTGATTCCCATATAATATAGATATATTTTGTGGTTAATTTGCCACTGTTGCTGAAATCTCGCTAAGCATTTTTCTAGTGTAATTTTGTTGTCATTTACGTTGAACAACTTAAATATCACTTCCTTTATAACTTAAAATAATAACCTCATATCCATGAAACTAACCTTGTAACTCGTCTCAATTTCTTTTATATCTATCTCAAACTGAGACACAACATCTGCGGCGTCGTCATGGACTGAATATGCTTGACCTGCAAAATCCGCGATCTGTTCGATGAAGTCTTTGTCCTCGGAATTAAATATTATCTGGCCGTTGTTGACGGAGCCAATGATAGTGCTTATCTTTTCATCCTTTGACTTCCGCTGCATCTGATTGATGAAGGTTAAGTCCCGGCTACGGAATTCAGGATCAGCATAGATTAGTTCTCTGATTTTCAGGACATCCGCGCCCATGTACAAATTCTTTTCAATATCAATGTGAGTGGTGTCAGGGTATGCTTTTAACAATTCCACTATCTTCTTGCAGAAATCGTCGAATCCGAGCTTGTCTATTATGCCTTTACGAATATAACGGAAGTCGTTATCAGCTATTGAGCCGACACAGAACGCCGAATAATCCGCTTTAGTGTTTACAGAGGATGCAGGATCCGCTGTGAGCATAGTTTTCAGGAAATGGTGATTTTCTATTTCCGCAGGACTCTGTGTTGCTACTGACTTGAACCACTTCTCACCAATCTTGCTTGCATCGTTCATCATTTCCTGTTTGAACGCCACCGGGTTCTTGAAATAGTCAATCGCCAGGTCGCAGCAGTCGAACTTATCCGGCCAGATAGTGTCGTATTGCATTTCAGCTTCGTGCTGGTAGTAGAATTCCCTTGCATATGCTGCAGCGTCGGGGAGTTTGTCGTTCTTGTACAGTTTGCCGAACTCGGACCAGAGCCCAGTGTCAAAGTATTCGTCCGGGTCGAACCCGACTACACGTTTCAGCATGTGTTTGTAGTCTTTGTTGAGCAGCAATCGGGAGACAAGGCAATTTCGATGAAGGATGGTTCCTAATACGATAAACTTCGTGGCCATTCTGATTTTCTTACCGTCACGGTAGACCGCTTTATCTCCGCTGTATTCTGTGTCCTGGGACCATGTGTTGTATTTCTTGTCCCGGGCCTCAGGAGTGATTATGTCAGACTGGCCCTGCATATCGTCAGAGATTATGCAAGAAGGTCTGTGATCGCCGAATTTCTTTCCACGAATGGAGGATGTGGAAGATATGGCTTGGATTTTGGTGCCGTTTGTTAGTTCCAGTTCTAGTTTGTTTACCGTATATTTTTTAGGGTCCAGCAGTGTGCCGAATCCCTTCTTGATATATTCGTTTTCTTCAAAAGCTTGGCGTGCGTTGCTGATGAAGTCGACACTATCTTGTTCTACCTTACCTATAACTATTGTGTAGTGCGATATTTCGTAGCAATGAAGCCAGACAGAGACAGCGAAATCCATTACTGTTGTTTTGGCTGTGCCTCTGGGGACTACCGCCTCAAACTTGTCGAACTTGTCGTGCAGGAACATGTCTTCTGCATGCTTCCAGAGTTCGTAGTGGATGGGCGCCAGCTTTCTAGCAGCATTGTCCGGCTTTGGCAGGAACGTGTCTTGCAAGAAGTATAAGCAGAAGTATTCCAAGCTACGTTTGCCTAGCGACCATGCTAAGCCCCTGTGCGTGAATAGAGTGTCTTTGTATTTCAGCATCAGTTCCTTTGACTTGTCTGAGCCGTACTGCTTCTTTAAGTGGATAAATAAGAGTTGCCTGTTTTGTTTGTCATCATTCATGCTTTACCTTCTATTTGCTCGTCCATTTTAATATTGTAACTTTCCTTTACCCATTCATCAATTACAGCATCTAACTGGTCCTTGAATATAAGATATAAGTTAAGCGGTATCCTATTAGAAGAAAAGAAGTATATAGGGTTTAAATAATATTGGTATTCCTTCTTGATACTGCCTTCTGTTTCTATTACTACTTTTGCAAGTATTCCTAAATCCATCATCTTCTTTATAAAGGCTTTACCCTGTCGTATCTGTACCCCTAATACTTTACTTATGCCCTCATCGTCGTATGCCTTAACGCCTCCATTGCCCCTATACCCTAGCATGTTTGTCTTGGCCCATATCTTCTTTGACAGTCTCGCCAGTCTACCCACTTCCATATCGTTCATGCTTTCAGGATAGTCTACTCCAGCAAAACTCTTGACCGCGTTCTTTCTGTTCCAAAACAAATAGCCTTCCTCTTCGTCAAAGGTTCCCTTGTACTGAAAAGTCTTTTCGTTGATAACTTCTCCATTCTCGTTGGTATGTATAACCTTCTTGTAGTACATACTTCCCTCCTTACATTCCTACGGTAAATTACCTACCCTTTTTTACCGTCAAACGGTAATAGCCAAACTGCCCGCATCCCTTATATACCAAAGCCTCTAGCATTTACCCCACGCATACATGCCATAGTAGTATATACCTATCTCTGCATGATACCTCTTCATGGTCCTTGTTTTTTAAGTCTTTTTCTTTCTATTCCAAGGATGGACATACCCCACTAAACTTAGATATAGTCCCATTGTTCTTTTGCCTCAAGTATAAAAATATTATAAAAAATTGTTGCGCTGAACGTGGGGGTTTCCAGAAATTTGGGAATAGAAGGTACACCCCCAACTAAATTGTTCGAGCCATTAAAAACACAGCGCACCTATTATAATTTCGTTAAATGATTATTTCTTAGCAAGACTTAACAACCTTGTAACCGTTGTCCTGAATAGTGTGTGGGACATGGACACTTGCGCTGTGTCTGTCATATTGTCTATAGTTATGCATTATACAGCGAATATGCGAGGGTTATTCATCAACTACATCTGATAGTTCTTGCTCTAATACATCTGCTGATATAAACTCTGATAGTCGTTCATCATCAACTGTGATATGTGTTGCGTTGCTCTTAACCTTATCTAGTATCTTGGAGGCAGCATCGCTCTGGACCTTCTCACTGCGGGCGTTATCCCTGAGGTGCGCCAACTTCTTAAGTGATTTTAAACCTTCCGTAATTGCAAGGTTATCAATCGTAGATAAATACTCTTGTCTAATCCTGTCGACCTCAGCCTTAAATTCCTCTGTCTTCTCCCAATTGTAAAAAGTAGCTCTGCTAATTCCCACTTCGTCAGCAATCTTAGTCACATCAACGTCTGCGAATCTCAAGCACGCTGCTTTAGTTTTCTTTTCATCCAACACGTCATATACCTCCTTTGGGTTTACATTTTTATTCTGTGTATATTGTTTTTACCTATCTATCAGCCCGTCTAAGCCATTATAATAACTTGGGCATTACCTAGCTTGTCTTACTCGTCCATTGACTCTCTTATAGGTATGATTACCGTTCATACATTTTTCCATACCTTCATAAGGATTGATGTTGATCTCCATATACTCGCACTCATTCTTATGCTCACACTTCCTTAGCGGATGGCAATGACATTCAGCGTCGGCTTTATTCCATTTGACATACAGTTCTGTTTTTGCCACGGTATCAACTCCTTATATTTCTATAAAACAAAAAGCCGCCAACTAGGGCAGCTTTGGAGGGGAACTGAATAAATTCAGGATATTGCAATCTTTCACTAAACACTTCTTATAAAGACATTATACCACATATAATTGATATAATAGTAGCCTATTAGTACCCAATTTTACCACTAATAATTAACACCTTCAAATACTTTAACATTCTTACCGCCGCACTTCTCACATCTGCTTATGTGCCTTAGGTTTTTACTATATCCGCCTCTCATAACTTTGCACTGATTCTTTTGACATAACTCAAACTGATATGTAGTTTTTCCGCTATCTCCTGCAGCGGCAGTCCCTTGACTAACCTCAGATACCCAACCTCATGGCTGATACCCGTCAGTAATGCCAGTGTGGTATCGACATTGTTCTTAGTCAGGTATAGGTCCGACAATATGTCGTCCTGCTTTTCCACTATTGCCTCCATCCTCCCCATGTTGTCCAATAACAACTGCAACTCATGGCAACCCAGCTCAGGTTGTGAGGATCGCACCAGGTCAGCATCCATATAGCTAGTTCCTGAACTATAGCCTTTTGGCCTACCCTGTTTAAACAGAAACTGCTCAATACTCAACAGGTTCTTTTGACAAGTGTATCTTATACTTTCGTTTATCTGAATTAACTCCATGATGTTTTCATAGCTGTCTTTAATCTTCAGCACCACCTTTTGCAAACAGTATTTTTAATAACCTTCTACGTTCCTCGCTATCGGGCATATCAGGTTCTTTCAATACCATACTCATATCTATTCTGCTTTGTGTGTCGTATCTGGTAGCCTTAGAGGGCTTCTCAGGGACTAAAACTACCTTCGTCGTCTGTTTGCCCGTTAAACGGCTACAATCGCTTAAATACCCTTCTGTGAGTTCCCTGTGATGTAAGTGATAAAAGCATCTTGATACATTGCAAGCTGCACATTCTGACTCAGATGTTATCCTGTGTAATTCATCTAGTAAAATAAGCCTTATCTCTTCAGTCTCACCGAATTTATTGTACCTTTGCACATAACCACCCCTTACTTTAATTTTGGTGCTCCTGCTTGTAATAACATCATTTTACCAATCGCCATTAAGACTCGCGGATCGTTATTTTCCGCACCCTCTTTCTCCAGCTCGATCAGCTCATCAATAACCTCTAACAATTCTTTTGTGGTCTCTCTTGCCCTTAGTAATGTTTCCACACAATCACTCTCCTTTATTTACTGCGACTAAACACATAAGCACTACTCCGATGCTACACCCGATACAACCTGATACTGCACACACTACGGCTATAAGACCAATCATTCTAAATCACCCCTTACGTATAATATTTTTGTATTGTTCGTGATTATTTATCTTTGATTGAGGCATCTACACGTTCAATATCAGTTAAAATCATATATTTGCCTGTCGCTTCAATACTTACCCCTTCTGCATTCAATTCTTTAATAAGTCCGTTTATTAACTTTATCTTTTCTTCTTTGTTCGTTTTTACCCTTCGTATCGGAGGACAAGGGGTTGTTGGTTTTGGATTAGTTGATACTCTTTTAAATGGATACATGTTATTCCTCCTTAGTTCTTTTTATAATCTTTCCTCAGAATTTCATATTCCTTTAAATCATAATAGTTGCCATCGATTAATTTAGTATCTTCTTTATAAATTCCAACTATTCTCCCTCCAAATTTATCAATGTATTTGTCATACATTTTTTCAATTGGGTTGCCTACATAGCAGCAGAATTTGAGTTTTCTAAATTGGAACTTTTCAAATATATCAACTAAAAATTGATATAAGTCTTTTGAGAATTGTATATTGTCTTTATACGAAAAGTTTATTATCTGCAGCGCATAAGCCGTTTCGTTGCTCCTATCAATGCTATATTTCAGATAACCCAAGACAACGCCGTTGTGAACACTTACAAATTCATGTTTGTTCCAAGTCGATGTTTCAGCAACGTATTTTTCGCTCCAGCAACTACCTGAAAAAAACTTGTATTTATCATCAAAAGCTATATCGCAAAATAATCCTTGTAACTGTGGTTCATATTTTATGGCCATGTCTAACAAATTAGTTAACCCCCTATTTGAATGGTTCGTTATCTTCTTAGCAATTCTTTAAACTGTATTATTACAAATCCCTCTTTAACGTATCTTTCATCCCTTAATATATAAATAATCTCTACCAATATTTCATGTATTTTATAACATTCTTTTTGGTAATCATATTCTTTTAAAAGCAGCAAATCCCCTGTGTTATAGCCTCTATCATCTTTTCTGACTTCAAAACTTTTCAAACCGCACCAAACGTTATCAAAATGTGGTTGTATTGTTTTTAGTTCGTGTATTTTCATAATTTATACCCTCCTGTTTTTGAATTGTGATTAACTTGTAGTAAACCAAAAACACTCTGTTGCTCTTGCTCTGTTAGTTATATTAAGTTTTTTACTTACAACAATGCAATAAGATTCACATTCTATAAGGTGTTCGCAGTATGCACAACAATAATAATATTCGAATAATCCTACTTCTTTCTTGCAACCTAATATTTTTTTTATTGATTTACACTTACACATTGAGCAACCTCCTTATTCGCCATTTATTCATATAGTTCGTTTCTATTAAATTATTAATTATATGTAAAACCTAATTCGTGAGCTATACTATAGTCATATTGTACCTGCCAATCTTTCCACTCGTATCCGTAATCCGTGAATCTATCCATACCCCTATTAAATTTACTCCAATACTTTTTATTCCCCTCTGTATCCCTCACTTGATGTCTTATGTAATCCCCTTTTGTGCTAGTCATCTATCGTTCCCTATCCTCTCTTTATTTTTATTTTTATTAAACTAATTCTGCTTCTCATATTTCTATTGTAAATAATATACCTTCGTGAACTTTGGATATTCCATTAGCTACAGGCTCTCCAAAGTAATAATATTCATCATCTTCATATGTAACTAAGTATGATGCTGCCTTATCCCATACCTGTACTTTTAATTCCTGATCATAAACGCTTTGTGAAAATAAACAATATTTTTTTGTCATGTCCCGACCTCCTTTCTAATATTATTTTATCATATTTTTAATTATATGTCAATATAGGTAAAATTGTAGGGGTTTTAAATACCTGTTCTTGCCCCTGAGATAATATTATCAGAATATTTACCATTTGTCAATACTATTAATTATTAGTCATTGTATTGCAAAATAAAACAGACTTAAAATAAGGCAATTTAAAGCCAATTTAAGCCTGTTAAAGTTCTAGTAATGTAAGTTGTCGTTCTGAGTGGTAGAGTTGCCGTATGACGCTGTATTGTTTTAGAAAGTGGTCGTAAATCATATTGCTAACAGGTAAAATATTTTAGAAAATCATTTAATGAGTTTTTCCA